CCTAATGGACCCAAAGAAACTTTTAAGTCATTAAAGAAAACCATAGATTGGTTGATGTTTATGTGGTGGAATGTTTCAAAATTACCTCTATAATAAGAAACTTTCAACCATTTATCCTTTTGAGATGTTAATTCTTTAATTAAATTGTCTATACCAACAATATATTTAGTGCCAGCAACATCTAATTTAGCAGATAATAACTCTTCCTTAAATAATTTTCTATCAGTTTCTAAATCTTCGGATTGACAACCACCCCATACTAATTTTCCCATCTTTCTTAAATGAGTTCCCCAATCCTTAAAGTATATGTCAGTAAAAACTATTAAATCAAAGTTATCTATATTAGACCAAAAGTCTCTAATGATCTTTATATCAGGATAACCTAATCCTACATTACATACTGATTGTTGTGGATAAGGATTTTGAACCACAGAATGATAATAAACATCAAAGTATTTAGTTAAATGTTTAGCAATCGGAAGATATGATCCTCCGTTGTTATCAACTACACATACTTTAAGTTTTGTTTTTGCTAATTTGTAAATTAATTTCATATTTTATTTTTAGTTATTTTGTGTCAATCCATTAATTGATAATAATTGTTTTAATAATTCTTTATCTTCAAAAGTTTCATCAATAAGAATACCACATACGGTAATTGGATAATTAATTGTTGATTGTGTCATAATTTTTATTTTAATTTGTTTGTGCTTTTAACACATAATTTGGTCTAATTTCTTCCATAGTTCCATAGTATTCTTCAATAAGGTATAAACCATCTTGATTGTCATAGTAGTAAATCCTTTTTCTACTTTGTAATACATCTTGGATTACAATTTCATAATCCACAATTTCATAAGTTCCTTCTTTCATATTAAGTATATTTTATTTTTACGTGCATCAATAATCTTACTGATGTTGGTGGTGTCACCCAAGTTGGAGTAACCCAAGTCAATTGTATACGATCTCCTGCTGACACATCAAGAGGTGTTGCCAAAGTATAATTATCTATCAATCCATTACCATTATTAGTTGCCACAGCATTTGATACTATTTGTGATGTTGATTTAGTCACATTAACCATATAAAATGTGCTTAATTCACCTGTTCCTATTGCACCACCCGCGTATCTTAAAATTGTAACCTCTGTTATAGTTCCGTTAAATTGACATATTGATTGTCTATAAGTATAGTTGTTTGATGTTGCTACAAGATCTGTTATAGTTCCAACATAATAAGTATTAGCATTACTTGGGCTTATTGGACCACTACCAAAACGATAAACTACATAAGATGATGTTATACCTGCTGGACCTGTTGGTCCTTGAATTCCTTGTGGTCCAGTAGCACCTGTTGCTCCATTAGCACCTGTTGCTCCTGCTGGACCTATTGGTCCTTGAATACCTTGAATACCTTGAATACCTTGTGGTCCAGTAGCACCTGTTGAACCTGTTGGTCCTTGAATACCTTGAATACCCTGGGGTCCTGTTGGACCCGTAATACCTTGAATACCTTGTGGTCCAGTAGCACCTGTTGAACCTGTTGGACCTTTTACAACTGAATAAGAAGCAATTGTTAAATATGTTGATGATGCCGAAGCAGTTGTTAAATAATTTGATAATGTTGCTGTTAAAGCATATGGTATTAAAGAACTCGCAGTTAAATAATTAGTTAATGCTGATTGTGTAATATATCCAGCAGGATTTGATACTAAATAATAATTACTAAATGTAGCGTTAATTTGTGCTATTGAGGCAGTTATACTATTTATATTATTATTAATTGGTATTAAACTTGATGCTGTAATATATCCAGCAGGATTTGATACTAAATAATAATTTGATAATGTTGCTGTTAAAGCATATGGATTTAATGAACTTGCTGTTAAATAACTACTTATATCAACTGAACCATCTGCTTTTAAGAATTGACTTGGTAATCCTCCTGATTTAATAAATGAACTTGCTGTTAAATTACCAGCAGCATTCCAATTTATATTATTATTTGCTAAAAATCCACTACCATCTGTTAAATTAAAACCTGTATATTGAATAGCAGTTCCAATCGGAAGAACACCTGTATAAAAGTATTTATTTTGATTATCAACCCATACACCATAATTACCTATATTACTTCCTATATCTCCTAACATAGTATAATGTATTCCATCTGTTTTAATACCACTATAATCACCACCTGGACCACCTCCTATTGTTATTTTAGCATCTGGAAAATAAACTTCACTACCATTTATATAACTAAAAAAATCTAAATTAAGTTGAGTTCCATTTAATGTTAAATTACCAGATATAGTTCCACCAGTTAATAATAAATAATTGCTAAATGTAGCATTAATTTCTACTATTGAGGCAGTTATACTATTTATATTATTATTAAACATATTAAAATCATCATAACTTAAATAACCACTTTGTGTTGATGTCGCTTGTAATAAACTAACCGTATTTCCAACTAAATATAATGGAGTATCAAATCCTAATATAGTAGCAGGACCTGTTGGACCTATTGGACCTTGTGGTCCTGTCGCACCTTGTGGTCCAGTTGCTCCAATCATTCTATATTGACTTGTATTACTATTTAATGATACTGTAAAACCTGTTATTGGTTGAATAGGATTATTACAAGGAGTATATCTAATTGGAATTTTGAACTTAATTTTTGCTTGCCATCCTTGAATGTCATCATCATCTGCTCTAATTACAGGTTCAAATGTTATATCATCAACAATTGACATTCCTAATTCAATATAATAAATATGATTATCAATTTCTGCTAACATTGTTTGTAAAGAATACAAAGCATCACTTAATAATTCTTGATAATTTGAATCTCCTTTATTAATTCTGTCTAAAACATATAAATTAAATCCCAAATACTCTGTTTGGTATCCTAATGTTTGTTGAGATTGTTTCATAATAGTTGTTGATTGCTCTACTATAAAAGCAGGATACACAACATTCTTTAATGCGTTAAAATCTGCGCCACTACCATAGAAAAATGTATTAGTTAATGGATTTCTAATTTGTAAATCCCTAAAAATTGATACTACCTTATTGATGCTCAATGTATTATTCGCCATCGTTATTATTTATTTTATTTTTACAATTATCAAAGTGATACCTTGTCATTCCACTTGCTCCACCTTCTTTTCCACAATGAGGGCAAGTAATTTTTTTATGTGTAATTTTTAACAATTTTCTTGTTTCAAATTGTTTATCTATTGATTCTTGTGTTCTTTTAGTTCCTTTTTTACTCTCACTTTGTTTGTTTTTAGAATCTTCCGAACGTTTTTTACCAGTATTAGCAATTCTTACTTTCTCAATATGTTCTTTTGATTTTTTTCTTCCTGTTAATGTTTTACTAATCTTATCTCTTGTTTCTTGTGGTATGCTACCATTAGATCCACCTTCTCTTATATTAAGTAATTCATAACCTTCTTCGCGATAATAGTCCATAAAGAATTTTTCACAGTGATTTAGATAATCTTGTGTTATATTTTCATCTAACTCTAATAAAACTTCTAATTTATGGTTTTCAACTCCATATTTTACAAACGAATTATATAAATGAGTTTGTTTTTTACAACACATATTTCTATAATATGTAAATCTATTTTCTATATTTATACTTTGTCCTATATACATTTTATTTGACGGACTTGTTATTCTATATATCCCTTTCATTTTATCTTCTATATTTTAACTCAGCTCTTTTATTAATTTGTTCTTTATATTTATCTAAATGATGCCTATATAATAAACAATATAAACATTCTTCATAACTTGTATCATAAATAATTGAGTATTTAGTAAAATCACCACTTGCTAAATTATCTATCATACTAATCGTATTAAATTGCTCGGGAAATGGTATCTCACCAAATCCCATACTTTCGGATTGCCCTGGGCGACTAAATAAATCTTGATATAAATACCCTATCCTTTCTTCCCACTTAAAAAAAAATTAATGAGTGGTATTGCGTCATTTGCTGATAAATGATCTAAAAATAATTGTTTTCTTGTTTCAAATTCATCATTATTATATGGTGTTTGAATCCATTTAACTATACCCGCATCATCAGTTTTTTCATATCCAGGTCTTAATAATATAACTAATGTTCCAATCATTATTTCAGTATTAGTCTTACTATCTTTTTGTATATTCTTAATCCAAATCATTTCATTCATAGTTAAATTACTCATATTCTTTTTAGGAACATAATTAATCTCATTAATAACAATATGATCTTCTATATCATTTGCTAATTGATCTGGTGTTAATTTTGTTAATATATCTGCTAATTGATTAAACTCAGTAACTGGTATATCATATAATTCATTCTTATCTATATTAGCAATAATAGAAATCATATCAATAAAGAATTCTGTCTCATCTAATTCATCTTTCCTTTGTGTTAAATCTACTATATTAAAATAATTTCTTAAATTAATTTCTTTCCAATTATCATATACATTTAGATCTAATGTAAATCCAGTATCTTCGTTATTTAATGTAATTTTTGTCATAAGTTTTGTTTTCTTTTAATCTATATATTAATAATCAAAAGTCATTTTTTCTATTTGTGTTCTTAATTATATATACTTTATTAAAAAATTATAGAGGTATATAAAAAAAAGTTTGCTTGGGGCAAACTTTTACACTCTAAATATAAAAAAATCTTCCACATAAGTATAAATTAAATATATGTAAATTAATTTTAATCATATAATAACTCTTTTTACCCTTACTAAAATAAATCTTTTTAATCATTTTTCTATCCAAAATATAAAAGTGCGGCACAGTAATAATGATATATTATATTATATTTATATTTTATTTATATATACTATACTATATTATTATTTATATTATTATATTATTATTTATTATTTATTATATTATTATTTACTCTACTCACCAAACAATCTTATCGCGATAGACTTCCCCACACAGGGGAAGAAGTCGTTAAATCGCAAGTAAGAGGAAAATTGTGTATAATTAAAAGAAATTAAGTTTTCTTACATCAACCTTTTTATTATAGAAGTCGTAGCATTGACGAGCAATAGCCAAACTCATAACACAATCATCGTGGAAACCATTATCAGCCATAAACTTTATATTTGATGAACCATTTTGCTTAAATATAAATGCTTCTAATTCTATTCTTAAATACTCATCTTTAATTAATTTTAATTCTTTCATATTAAATAAATGTATAAGATTATTAATCATTTCAGGTTTAGTTTTACTATTTGTATTTATATCATCTATATTTTTTATCTTTCTTTTTAATTCTTGATATATTGTTAATCCTTGATTGTTATTTTCAATCCAAATCTTCTTAAATCTCCATTTATTTTCTAAATCAACTATATTTTGAATTAATTCAGGACTTTCTACTCTATTCCATCTAAAATAATTAACTAAATTACCTTTACTATCCAAAATACTTAATACAGAAGCATCATTTATTAAACCTATATCTATACCAGCATAATATGATTCATTTGGAATAGGTTCATTAGTCTTATTTAATGTCATTACTTCCGATATATTATTAAAAACAGAAGAACTATCTACAAATTCTGCTTCTATTTCTTGTTTGAATAACTTATCTGGTAAAGTTTGTCTAAACATTTCTATTATTTCGGCATTAGCAATCGGTGAATCATAAGTAGAATAACGAAAAGAAGCCCAATCTTTCATATCTTTTGCTTTTGAATAATAATCATATATCCAATTTTTACCTTTTGGTGTTGTAGTAATAAAACATTTCTTACCTCTAACACTTAACATAGGTAATAAAATTGTATCAAATGTTTCTTTCTTCACAAATGCTGCTTCATCTAATAAAAGATAATCTACTGATTGTCCTCTTAGCGAATCTTCCGATGCTGCTGATCTAAATAAGATTTTTGATCCATTCTTAAATACTATTTCGGTATTACCCATCGGCATTTTCTTACTTTTAATACAACCAGATTCAATAATAGCATTAACTATTTCGGTATATACTTTTTGTGATTGTGAATCAGTTGGACTAACCCAAAATATAGTTGAATTTTTATTATTCAAAGCCCAATATATAGCCATATTCTCTGCCATAGTTGTTTTACCAAATTGTCTGCCTATAACAGCAACTACTAAAAATATAGTTGGATCTAATAGTGCTTTTATTATTTCTAATTGTTTTGAGTGTGGTTTAATTAAGTTTATATTCAAATTATATTATCTTTTTTTATATTTCTATTGTAATGGCTACATAATGGT